TCCTACAGGTGCTGCTGCGTCAATTACTGTTGGCACTACTACCACTGGTCCTGCAGGTTCTAATGCCAGTGTAACAAACTCTGGTACATCTAGTGCTGCTACATTTAACTTTACGATTCCACAAGGTGCTACAGGACCGACAGGTCCACAAGGTGCTACAGGCCCAACAGGAGCTACAGGCCCACAAGGTCCACAAGGTATCCAAGGTCCAACTGGTCCAACAGGAGCTACAGGTCCAACAGGAGCTACTGGTCCCGCTGGTCCCACTGGTCCGACAGGTCCATCTGGTGCTAGTATTTTAGGTACAACAAACAACTGGACAGGTGCAAACCAATTCCAATCAAACCAGAACACTGCAAGCGGTACAAATTCTGCTCCGTTGCAAGCATATGCATCAAGTGGTGGTGCTATTATGGCGTTCCATCGTGCTGGTGTATATGCTGTTAACATGGGTCTTGATAACGATAACGTTATGCGTATTGGTGGTTGGTCCGCTTCTGCTAACCGTTGGCAACTAGATATGTCTGGTAACGGTACATATGCAGGAAACGTCACAGCTTATTCTGATGAGCGTTTGAAAAAGAACTGGGAAAATTTACCTGAAGATTTCATACAACGTCTTGCTTCTGTAAAAAATGGTACATACACAAGAATAGATACTGACGAAAGACAAGCTGGTTCATCTGCACAAGATTGGAAAAAATTATTACCAGAGGTTGTATCTGAGTCAAATGATGGTACACTATCACTTGCTTATGGTAACGCTGCCTTAGTTTCGGTTATTAAATTAGCAGAAAAAGTTATCGAACTTGAAAATCGTCTTAAAGAAATGGAGAATAAATAATGCATCTACCAATCTGGTTATTGGGTAAAGTACCTTCTGAAGTATGTGATATCGCTGTAAAAGAGTTTGAATTAATCGAACCTATGGATGCAGCAATGGGTGAAACTGGTGAGAATGTTTCTCACTTTCACAGAAATACTTCTGTACGCTTTGCTGAACAAGATAATTGGTTTGGTGGTATTCTTTATGAACACGTTCTAAAAGCAAATGTTACAAATCAATGGGATTATGAGATTAGTTTTCATGAGAATATTCAATATGCTAAATACGGTGTAAATCAGCACTATAATTGGCATGTTGATAATTTTCCATTATCTGGTAAACCTTTTGAGCGAAAAATAACTGCAATTTGTTTATTAAACGATCCATCAGAATTTGAAGGCGGTGAGTTTCAAGTTAAGCTTTATCAAGAGTACTCGGCTCCCTTAGAAAAAGGTTCGATAATTGCATTTCCATCTATGTTAGAGCACAGAGTTACTCCTGTTACTTCTGGTTTAAGAATATCTGCTACACTTTGGGCAGGTGGAAAAAGATGCAGATAATCAGTTTAGTTTAAATTTAACTTGATTTTGTAATAAATTTATGGTATAATTATGTTTAAATACATTTATTAAAGGGTGAGCATGGAAACAATTAATAAAGCTAAAAGTTTTGCTCCCACAGATGCAATGCGAAACAATGCTAAGAGAGGTCTAGCACTACGAGAAAAATACAATCGTGGTGGATTAGATGCTTCTCAAGCTAAGAGTGAAGGCGTAGGTTCAGGCGTAGCAAGAGCACGAGATATCATTAATGGTAACCTCAGCTTGGATACAGTTAAACGCATGTACGCTTTCTTTAGTAGACACGAAAAGAATTATAACCCTAAGAAGAAAATGCCCGATGGTGGACCTACTGCTGGTACTATCGCTTGGTTACTTTGGGGTGGTTCTGCAGGTTTAGCTTTCGCTAGACGTGTTTTAAAACAAGAAGACATTCTAAAAAGCTATATCAAAGATATTACTGATGCTGAAGTTAATTCAGAGGATATCTTACCGGGAGTTAAACTACCCGTTACAAAAGCAGTTGACGAAGAATTAAAACAAGCTACTTTTATCGTTATGGTTCCTGAAGAAGTTGATGCTCACGGTGATGTAACCAGTGAAGCTGAAGTTCGCAAGGCTTGTCATAACTTCAATAAATACAGCATGAAAGCCAATCTGTTTCACTTAGTCGAAACTGATACTTTTGAGTTTTGTGAAAGCTACTGCTGCCCTAGCGATTTTGTGCTAGGTGATAAATTTGTAAAAAAGGGCACTTGGTTAGCAACTATTCAATCCTTAGATGATAATCTTTGGGAATTAATCAAGTCTGGTGAAATCAATGGTTTGAGTATTGGTGCGTTAGCATCTGTCGAATCAATCGAAGAGGATGAATAATGGCAACACAACGTAAAGCTAAGAGAAAACTATCAGATATTAGTTTTGAGAAAGAAGGTGCTCATGTAGCTCTTACCTCAAAGCAACAAGGTGGTCCAGCTAATACACACGATTATGCACTTGTACTAAAAGCTAATAAGTTTAGCGAAGAGTTTGTACAAAAGATGCAACAAGTTCGTGTAACTATGGAACTACCCGATTTCTTGCGTAAGTTCTTCTCTGTATATTATGAAGACGCAGAAGTTCTAGCTCGTATGATGGGTTATGAAAAACCTGAAGTAGAAGAATCAAAGGTTGAAGAATCCAAAGATTACTACGAAGATTATATCCAATCTAAACTAGAAGCTTTTGAAGTTTTAAAATCTGCTAATGATGCAGAAGCTCTTTCTGAAGTTCTGTCTGAGTTAGATGAAAACGAATATTTAGCTATGCTCAATGATCAGGCTTTAATTGAAAAAGCTCTTGAAGATATTGAGAAAGCATATAAACCCAAAGTTGGTGACATGGTAACATGGAATTCCAGCGGTGGTAAGGCAACAGGTAAAGTTACCAAAATCGTAACTGATGGCAAAATGCCAGTTCCTGATACAGAATTTACTTTAAACGGTACAGAGCAAAATCCTGCCGTTATGATTAAGTTATATAGAGATGGTAAACCTACCGATACAATGGTTGGTCACAAAGCTGGTACACTCAGCAAAGTATCCAAATCTCTAAACACAGAATCTGCACCTGCTGCTTTCGCAGACGGTAATGATACCTCAACAAACGCTGGCGTTGAGAATATTGAAGGGGTGTCTACCTCTGTTAACAAAGAAGAATTGGAGAAATCTAAGATGGAAGACGAAGTAAAAGTCGAAACCGTTGAAAAAGCTCAATTTGAACTTGTGCAAAAAGCTCTAGACGAGCAAAAGGTACAACTACAAAAAGCTATGGAAACAATCGCTGCATTTGAAGCTGAGAAAAAAGAAGCTATCAACAAAGCGAAAACTGAAAAAGTTAAAGCTATCGTGAAAGACGAAAGCAAAGTAGAAGCAATCGCTAAGGCTGCTCTATCACTAGAATCCGAAGATGATTTTACTGCATTCCTATCTGCTGTTGAAGCATTGGTAGCTACTGTAGAAACATCTGAGATGTTCGTAGAAAAAGGTGCTTCTACTCAAGAAGAAACCGTTGTAAAAGAATCTGCTGTGGCAAAGCTATTAAAAGCCAAGCAAGTTAAGTAATCTTAAAAGGAAAATAAAATGACTCTAATTGCCACTGAAGCAAAACGTCTTTCTAACGTTGTTAAACAAGAACTCTTCCCTGAATCTGGCTACTGCCGTGTAGCTGTTACCTATAATGGTACTGCTGCTGCTTTAGTTCCCGGCACTGTTCTAGGTAAGGTAACTACTGGCGGTAAGTACAAAATTGCTGTACAAACTGCTGATGACGGTTCACAAGTCGCTGATGCAATCGTAATGGTTGAGCAAACTGTTGCTGCTACTACTGATACCAAGGTTTTATGCCTAGTACGTGGTCCAGCTATTGTATCCAAGGCTGGTTTAGTTCTAGACGCAACCTACAATACTGATGCCGAACTAGCTGCTGTATATGCTGCTTTAGAAGCCAAGGGTATTCTCTGCAACGATGCAGTTTAATATCTAAGATTACCGAACAATAAAACAAGGAAATTATAATGCAAACTCGTAGTTTTGAAAAACCATTTGAGCTAGTCGATTACACAGAAGAACTACTCTTAGTTCCTAATAAGTGGGGTCTAATCAATGAATTAGGTCTATTCGGTGAAGAAGGCGTAGCTCAACACAGCGTTACCGTTGAATCCAGCGAAGGTACACTCGGTCTAGTTACCGATAAGGTCCGTGGTGAGCGTAACAGCGTAAACAAGAGCGATACTCGTGCTCTACGTTCATTCGCTATCCCTCACTTCCCACTTGACGATGGTGTCAAGCCTGAAGATGTTCAAGGTAAACGTGCTTACGGTTCTGCCGATCAAGCTGAAACTGAAGCTGCTGTTATCGCTCGTAAATTAGAGCGTATCCGCATGAACCACTCTGTAACTCTAGAAGCTGCTCGTGCCTACGCTATCACTGCTGGTGCTATCTACGCTCCTAACGGTACTGTAGCTGGTAACTTCTACACTGATTTCGGTGTAACCCGTAAAGAAATCGACTTCGTACTCGGTACTTCAACTACCGACTTAAACGCTAAGTCTGAAGAAGGTATTGCTCACATTCAAGACAACATCCTAAGTGGTGAAGTCGTTAGCAACATCATCGTTCTTTGCTCACCTGCTTTCTTCGGCAAGTTAATCAACCACGCTACTGTTAAAGAAGCTTACAAGTATTACACAAGCACTCAAGAGCCACTACGTAACCGTCTAGGTTCTGGTGTCTATCGCCGTTTCGTACACGGTGGTGTTGAGTATGTTGAATACCGTGGTTCTTACAATGGTACTGCTTTGATCCCCGCTGGTGAAGCTTACATGCTACCACAAGGTACTGCTGACATGTTCAAAACTTACTTTAGCCCTGCTAACAAGTTCAGCCATGTTAACACTATCGGTGAGCAAGCCTATGTATTCACATACCGTGATCCAAAGGACAGCGAGATTCAGATTCAATCAGAAGCTAACTTCTTGAACTTGATTCGCCGCCCACAAGCTGTTATTAAGTTAACAACTTCTAACTGATGATTGCCCTTCGGGGCTTTCTGAAGTAACTTAGATTCCCTCTTCGGAGGGGTCTAACATTAGCCTTGCTTTGTAACATTAGATGTGTTAGAATACAGGATTAATGTTAGATATAACAAAAAAGGATATATTATGACAATTCAAGCATTGAGAATCGAACTTGGTGATACATCACCAGAGTTCCCTATTATGTCTGATAGTGAATATAATTATTTCCTCAGAAAGCATGAGTGGAATATTCGCAGAGCTTCTATGGACGCTGCTAAGAGTATCATGCTTAAGCTTTCAATGCGTACAGACGAAACAGTGGATATCTTTAGTATTAAAGGTTCTTCTGCTGCTAAAAATTACATGCAAGCTTTGCAGATGTACATCAAGAATCCTGATCTTAATAACTTATACGATACCGTACAAGGTTATGCTGGTGGTATTTCGAAAACAGATATGCAAGCTAACGATGCTAATTTAGATAATAACATCGTTAATCAACCAACTGATTTACAGTTCATTGTTCGTCCTAGTACTTTTGGTATTTAATTAAGGATTTACTATGGATAAATATTTAGCAATCATATTGAAAGCAATTAATCAACATGGTAAAACTTGTAGTTATTCCAAAGTAACTGAAGGTACTTATAATATTGAAACAGGTAGTACAACTAATACAGAAACTTTATATTCTGTTAAGATGTATAAAAAGCATATTAGAGCAAGTCAGTATAACTTCCCAAATATGATTGGAAGAGATTCTGCTCTTTTCTATCTAGCTAATAATAATTTAAGTTTTGTACCTGCTAATAAAGATAAAATTACAATTGAAGGTACAACTTATACAGTAGATTCAATTACAGAACACGCCGCAGATGGTCTTATTATTTTATATAAGATTCTAACCGTAAAGGGTTAATATGCAAGTTACATGTGATACTTCAAAATTAGAACAAAGCATTAAGAAGTTCCATGAAGAAGCTGTTCGCAAAATGCAAGGTATGGTTAGTATATTTTCATATTGGATAACTTGGGAAGCGATTGAGAATACACCTATTGGTACTTTGACTGAAGCTAATGAGTGGATGTATAACCTACCATCTCGACTTAGAGTATTACCAGCAGAAGTTGGTTCAGCTAAAGGTGGTTGGACAATATCGTTTAATGGTCCTACGAGAATCATTTTTCCAGAACGTGCTACTGATGAAAATGCTCAGAATATTAAAAGTAATGCAGATATTGACAGTGGAAAATACAAGCTCGGTGATACTGTATTCATTATGAACAGTGTTAGATATGTTGCTTCAGATGGATGGACGTTACCTAAGTTTCGTTCTCTTGAGAGTGGTTACTCTGAACAAGCTCCAAATGGTATTATGGAACCAACATTCCATGCTATTCTTGGTATATATCAATCAGATTTAAAATCATACTATGAGGCAAGTTAATGGCAATTATAGAAATTAAAAGAGCAGCCGAAAGAAAACTAAACACGTTAACTCCTGTAATACCTACAGCTTATGAGGGTGTTAGTTTTGATGCACCTAATGGGTTATATCAAAGAGTACAGTTTACTATTCAGGCTCCAGATGATCCTGTACTTGGTACAGGTTTTCATAGAGAACGAGTAACAATGCAGATATTTGTTGTTGGTGCTGCAAATAAAGGAACTTCAGAAGTTATAAATCGTGCTGAATTAATTCGGTCGCATTTTGCGAAAGGTTTAGTACTGCAAGAAGGTAACGTAAAGATTCATGTGTTAAGAACACCACAAATTGCTGGTAACACGGTTGTATCTGAAAGAGTAATATGTCCAGTGCTAATTGAATTAGTAGCTGAAGTTTATTCTTATTGAATCATGGTTGCTGAACCTAAATCAGTACATTTGCAAATGTGAAATTTAAATTAAGGAAAATATTATGGCAATCTCAAAAGGTACATCAAAAGTCGTAGCCTATAAAAAAGAAAGCGCATGGGGTACTCTCGCTGGTTCCACTGGTGGTAAATTACTTCGCCGTGTAACTGCTAGTTTTAACCTAGTAAAAGAAGCTTATGAATCTGGTGAAATTCGTACTGATCGTCAAATCGCTGATTATCGTCACGGTGTTCGTTCTGCTGAAGGTAGCTTGAACGGTGAACTCTCTCCTGCATCATATGCTGATTTCATGGGTTCTATTGTAGGTCGTGATTTTACTACTGCACCTGCTTCATCTAGTGCTTCTGTAACTATCGCTGCTTCTGGTGCATTATACACAGTAACTCGTTCCGCTGGTGACTTCTTAACTGATGGTTTTAAAGTTGGTCAAGTCGTTCGTTTAACTGGTTCTGGTCTAGATGCTGCTAACGTAGCTAAGAACTTGCTAATCGCCTCTGCTAGTGCTACCGTTCTAACTGTAAAGGTTGTTAACGGTTCTGCTTTAGAAGAAGAAGGTCCAATCTCTTCTGTTACAGTTACTGCTGTTGGTAAAACAACTTTCGTTCCTGCTAGTGGTCACACTGATCAATCATATACAGTTGAAGAATTCTACGGTGATATCGCTCAGTCAGAAGTTTACACTGGTATGAAATTAAACAGCATGGCTGTACAATTACCTGCTACTGGTCTAACTACTGTAGATTTTGGTTTTGCTGGTAAAGACTTAACACAATCAGGTACAAGTCAGTATTTCAGTTCACCTACTGCTCAAAATGCCAACGGTATCTTTGCTGCTGTAAACGGTGTTATGCTTGTTGATGGTGCTCCTGTTGCTTTAGTAACTTCTGCTGACTTTTCAGTTGAACGTGCTACTGAAAACGCAACTGCTGTAGGTTCCAACTCTGTAGCTGAAATCTTTACTGGTCGTATTCGTGTTACTGGTAACATGAGCGTTTACTTCCAAGATGCTGCTTTCCGTACTTACTTTGATGATGAAGTTCCTGTTTCTATCGTTCTAACACTAACAACCGATAATGCAGCTAACTCAGAATTTGTGACATTCACAATGCCTAAAGTAAAACTAGGTAGCTTCACTAAAGATGACGGTGAACTAGGCATTATCGCTTCAGCAAGCTTCCAAGCTCTATTGAACGATGTAACTACTGCTGGTCTACCTGCTACTACAATTCAAATTCAAGATTCTGCTGCTTAAGTAGTTAGCCCTTAGTGGCCCTTGTGAGAAACCCTTCGGTCAAAAGCCGAGGGGTTTTTCTTTGTTTACACCTCTTGCTTTATCTTAGAAATTGTGCTATAATCACTACTTGATTAACAATAATGAAAGGACATTATGAAATTCGATTTAGCAAAACACAACTACACTGAAATCGCAGAAGCTGGTTACGAGTTTGAACTTAAACTTCCCGGTACAGGCGAAGGTACTGGTGTATTTATTACAGTACGTGGTGATCAGTCTAAAACTGTAAAAGCTTTCGGTCGTAAAAAGTACAGTGAGTTTAAGCTTCGTGAACAACAAGCTAAACGCAGAGGTAAAGATGTTGAAGATATGACTTTGGAAGAAGCTGAAGAGTTAAGCATTGAATCAGCAATTGTGCGTGTAATTGATTGGAAGAACATTACTGAGAATGGTAAGGAAGTAGCTTTCACAAAAGAAAATGCAGAGCGAGTCTTCAAAGAATACTCTTGGATTAAAGACCAAGTAATGGAGGAATCAGGACAACTCCTGAACTTTCGATCCGAGTGAACTAGATGATGCTATAGCTTTTGCACAACAAGAATTTGAACTTGGTAGAAAATCAGGTAATTCAGGAAGTCTTCGTGATCAGTTAAATTCCGTATGGAGACAAACTGGTATTAAACCTAAAGAATTAGAAGAACTTAAAGAGTTACCTGAAAGTTGTATCAAAGTTTGGAAGTGGTTTATTGATCTTAATAACTCCAGATCATCTAATGGTTTTGGAGTTAATCCTATTTCATACTCAGATATTAAATCTTATTTCGATTTGATTGGTATTGAAATAGAAGAGTGGGAACTTGAGTTAATTAAACGTTTTGATATTGAAGCGTTAAACTCATATGCAAAAGAAGCAGAGCTAGAGCGCAAGAAAGCCTCTAAGAAATAATAGTTGCCCTCTAACGAGGGCTTCTATATTTGTGAATCTGCATGGTTTATAAATATAGAATTGCCTTTATAACAGGAGAAAATGCTATGGATTTAGCAGAATTAAAGTTCGTAGTTGATACGAAAGAATTGGAAACTGCAGCTACTAAGGTTGCAGAATTGGGTACTGCTGTATCCAAATTAAACAAGCCGATGCAGGAACTATCTAAAGAATCTGCAAAGAATAGTAAAGAATTGTCTAAAGCTGAAGAAGCTGCTGCTAAGGCTGCACTTGCTCAACTTAAATTAGAACAAGCACAAACTAAATCTGCTGAAGCTACAGGTAAGTCTGCATCCGTTTTAGAACGTCAAAATTTAATCCTTGAGTACATGGCTCAAGGTAACTCAAAAGGTCAAGCGTCTATCCTTGCTACAGCCAAAGCTGCTGGTGCTTTAGATGATGAAATGCTGCAGTTAAACAATACGTTAAAAACACAACGTACTTTAATTGGTGGTGATCCTTTTGATAAAAGTATCGGCTTGATGCAAAAGCTTCAAAACGAATACAAAACCACAAATGAAGTAAGCAACCTATTCAATAAAAATCTAGGTTTAACTGAAAAGCAAATGATTGATCTAGCTCGTGAGAAAGAGCGTTTGATTGCGTTGTATGGTATTGAAGGTAAAAGCCTTAGTGGTTTGTCTGCTGAATACGATCAATTAATTCGTAAGAGTGTAGAGATTAATCAGGCTAATGACACTCGTACCAATAGTATGAAGGCTCAGATCAAAGCACAGAATGATACAGCAAAAGCCAATGCTTACATGGCTACAGAATTAGAGCGAGTTAATCGTTTGAATGAATCAGGTAGTGATATTACCAGTGCTACAAACAACAAGTTAATTAAGTTCGAACGAGCTTTAAAACAATCCGGTGCTACTGCTGCTGAACAAGTAACTAAACTTGAAGCTTATAAAGCTGCATTATTATCTACACAAAAAGCTGCAGGTAATCGCCAAGTTGATTATCTGTCTCGTGCTTTAGGTCCACAGATTACCGATATTTTCGTTGGTCTTGCTACAGGTCAGTCTCCTTTAATGGTTATGCTACAGCAAGGTGGTCAATTACGAGATCAGTTTGCGTTAGCTGGTGTAGCTGGTGCAGACATGGGTAAAATGCTTGTACAAGCTAGTAAATCAATGGTTAGCAGCGTTAAAGACGTTAGTGTAGCTGTTGGTCAAGTTTTACTTGGTGCATTTACAGGTACAGGTAAAGCAATTGTCAATTTTGGTATGGAGCTTACAGGTACTAATTTGTTACTTGAAAAAGCAAAAGCTCAAATGCTAACTTTTGTAGGTGCAAACAGTATTCTAATCAAAGGACTCGCTCTCATGGGTTCTGTATTAGCTGGAGTTGTTGGTGTAGGATTACTTGGTGCAATTGTTGGTATTGGTGCTCTAGGTGTAGCTTATTTTAAAGCTGGTCAAGAACAAGACAAGATGACAAAGCAACTTGCTCTAACAGGTGGTTCACTGGGTTTGACAACTGCTCGTGCTGTTGATATGGCTACTTCAATGAATACTGTTGGTGTTAGCACAAGTGCAGCAATCTCTGTTATTACAGCAATGGCTAAAGAAGGTGGTTTTGTAACTAAAGAAATTGAAATGGTTACCAAAGCTGCTTTAGATATGCAAAAATATGCATCTATTGCAATTGAAGATACAGTTAAAGCTTTCGCTAAAATGAAAGAAAAACCTGTAGAATCTTTATTTGAATTAGCTAAAGCAACAGGTATGGTTTCACCTGAAATAACTAAAATGGTTATTGAATTAACTAATCAAGGTAAGACTGCAGAAGCTACTGCTCTAGCAATGAAAACCCTTGCTGATGTTAACTCTCAACAAGTTGCAAGAATGAAAGAAGATTATACAAGTCTTTCGTTGGCACTGATCGAAGTTGGTAGTGCAATCAAAACATTTTTTGAAAGTAATTTTAAAGATTTATTCTTTAAATTATCACCAGAGAAACAACTCAAAGAGCAAATTGAAGCCATTGATGATATTCTTGGAGGTAAAGCTGGTGCATTTGGTGTAGGTAGCTTATTTGCTGATAAAGAAAAATATCAAAAGCAACGTGAAGAATTGACACAACAACTCAATTTAATTCAAAGAGCAGCCGAAGCTGAAAAAGCAAGAACTGAACAAAACGTAAAGTTAAATTCCGATCTTGAAAAGTTCAATAAAGCACAGGAAACTTTTGCAACTAATAAAGATAAACGTGAAAAAGAAATTGCAGAAGTTACAAAAAGAAATCAATCTTTAATTGCTGCAGGTTTAATTACTCAGCAACAACACGAAGAACAAATTGCTAAGATTCGTGAAAAATATAAAGACCCAAAAACGCAACAACAAAGCTTCGATGAAAGTATTGTAAAACAAGCTACGGAGGCCTATCTTACACAAATTGGTGCATTAGATCATTTAACTAAATCTGAAGTTGCTCTACTAAAGCTACGTACCGATCCTAAATGGCAGGGTACTGCTCAAAGTATTAAAGATCAAGTTGAGGCAACATATGGTGCTGCTGCTGCTGCTGAGAAATTAGTAGAATCTGAAAAAGAAACAGAAAAAGCCTTGGAGCTAAAAAATAGATTACTTGGTAGATCAGATAATCTTGGTAAGGACTACTACAAGACTATTGAGCTTATCAACAAATATGCTAAAGAAGGTAAATTCGGTGCAGATGAAGTTCTACAACTCAAAGCTGCTCTTGAAGCTACAACTCCTGAAGCTAAACGTCTAGCCGCTGCTCAAGCTGAAAACGCTAAAGTAATGTCAGGTGTTGCTGCTGAACGTGCTGCTGTTGCTGATCAATATGGAGGTGATTTTAAAACTGCTGATGAAAAAGCTGCTATTAAAAGTCTCTCAGATTACCGTAAGAAGACCGCACAAGCTGAAGCTGAATATCAAAAACAACTTTCTGATGCAGGTGTTAACATTGGATGGGAAGAGTGGGCAATGTATCAGCAACAAGCTGATGCTAAGAAAGCTTTGGCTCAAGATGTTTATGATAGAGAACAGTATCTATTGAGCGATGGTTTCAAGCGCAGTCAAGCCCAAGCAACCGCAATGGAAGACTTATTCAAAGGTATGGGTGATGCGATTGTAGATTTTGCTTTGACAGGTAAAACATCATTCGGTGACATGGTTAACTCTATGATCGTTGGTTTGATTAAACTTGAAATGCAAATGGCAATGACAAACATGTACAAGTCTATGGGTGGTATGTCAGGTATTATGTCTGCTGTAACATCTATCTTACCTTTCGCCAATGGTGGTGCATTTGATGGTGGTGTTCAGAAGTTTGCTAAAGGTGGTTCATTCACCAATTCAATTGTAGACTCTCCCACCATGTTTAAATTCGCTAAAGGAACTGGTCTAATGGGTGAGGCTGGACCTGAAGCTATCATGCCCTTGCGTAGGGGTTCTGATGGCTCCTTAGGCGTTGCTGCTTCAGGTGGTTCATCCGGCAATGTATCTGTTCAAGTTATTAACAATAGTTCATCACAAGCGACTACAAATGAAACAACTGACTCCAAAGGTAATCGAAAGATTGAAGTTGTAATCGGTGATATGACTGCTGGTGAAATCTCACGCAGTGGTAGTGCTTCACAAAAATCAATTAAGTCAACTTTTGGTATTCAACCTCAATTAATTAGGAGATAATTTATGGCGTATTCTTATGTATGGCCTACATCATTACCACAAATACCGCTAAGTAATTACTCTGAGACTACAGGTGTACAAATTATTCGTACACAGCCTGATCTTGGACCTGCAAAGCAACGCAGAAGAGCACAGCGCCCTGACACATTGAATGTACAATTTGATATGTCTACAGCACAAGTTGAGTTTCTGCGTTCTTTCATTCAAGACACATTGCGTGGTACAGCCCGTTTTGGTTTCACACATCCTAGAACACTGCAGGTTGTTGAAGTCAGGGTTGTACCTCAAAATGACGGTGCTATGTATACTACAAGTTATTTACTGCCTGATTATTGGCAAGTATCTTTACAGTTGGAGGTTTTACCTTGAGTCGATTAACATCAATGTCACCAAATGCAGTGAAAGCTGTATTTTCTCCAGACGCAGATGACGATTTAATCATTTTGCTAACCATCTATAATCCTTTGAATGAATCTGAGGTTATTGCTAGGTTAGCAGATGGTTTTACAAAACGAATATCTGAAACTGCAGATGAAGTTTTATATGGTGTAACAAGCAATGGTTTTGATTACACATTCCTTCCAATGGAAATATCACTACCTTCTGAAGATGAAGCACAGGCTCCAAGATGTTCAATTGTAATGCATGATGTTACCAGATATCTTACACCTGTTATTCGTACAATTACCGCACCACCTAGAATCAAACTAGAGTTGGTGCTTACCAAAACTCCAAATGTAGTTGAAGTGTCATTTTCTGATTTTTATATTAATAATTTTACTTATAATGCCGATTCAGTTACTGCTGATTTAGCAATGATTGATTATGAACGGGAACCTTTCCCAATGCACTCGTTTACTCCTAGATATTTTCCGGGAATGTTTTAAAGGAATATAAATGAATTTTGAAAAATATATAGGTATTCCTTACGCTGAAAAAGGTAGGGATGAAACTGGACTAGATTGTTATGGATTAGTGCGTCTTATTTACAAGAATGAATTAAACATTAATCTCCCTAGTTTTACTGCAGAATATACTGAAACAGATACTGCACGTATTGAAGAATTGATTGCACAATATAAAGAAGGTTGGGAAGAAACAAAAGAACCCGTTGTTGGTTCTATCATACTTTTTAGAGTATTTGGTAGCGAATCTCATGTTGGTGTTGTAATTAGCCCTACGCATTTTATTCATGTGCGTGAAAATCAATCCAGCGTAATTGAATCTTTAACTTCAACTTCTTGGGTAAGACGTATAGTAGGTTATTTTAATTATTCTGAAAAGAAATCTGCAATTTTAAATGCAGTACCACATCCCTTGCGTACTGAACGTTATACAATACCAATTGTTCCCGGAACTACTCTTAAAGTTCTAGCTGAAGGATTGACAAAAGAATATGATATTGCTCCTGAATTAAAGAGTAAAGTATCGGTATTGCTCAATGGTAGAGTTATATCTGAAGAGAGATGGGAACAGACAATATTAAAAGAAGGTGATACAGTAGAGTATCGTGCTGTACCCGGAAAAGGAGCTGTTAGAGTATTAGCAATGGTTGCAGTTATGTATTTTGCACCATATTTGGCTAGTGCTGCTGAGTTTGCATACATGGGTACTGCGGCAGCAACTGCAGCAGGTTCGGCTGCTGTATATGCTACTGCTTATGCTGCTACAGTTTTAATTGGTTCTGCACTAGTCAATGCTATTGCACCAATTAGACCTCCAGTTCTAAGCGAACGCAATACTAACGATCCCGGTACGGCAGAGCGTCAACTCATGGTCAACGGTGGTTCTAATCGTGCTAATCCATACGGTACTATTCCTGTTGTGCTTGGCAAAATACGTATGACACCTTTGCTTGGTAGCAATAACTTTTTAACATATGAAAATGAACGTGATAGTTATTTATCAATGTTGCTGGTTTGGGGCTACGGTCCTTTAAACATTGATGACTCATCTTATAAGATTGGTGATGTACCACTTTCTAGTTTTACAAATTATAATAAGATTACTCTAGATCGTAAGACTGAACCAAGTAGTTCTGTCAAGATGAATTTTGATGCAATATACGGTAAAGATGTTACCCAAGTCAATACTGCAGTAGAATTAGTTTGTGATGGTAATCCTGAAACTACAGTAACTCCCGGACCTTGGTTTGAAGCTGCAACAACTGAAGCTGTAAACTCCGTAACGATAGCATTGCACTTTCCACAAGGTTTAAGACGCATTGATGTTAAAGGAAACACATCGGGAAACTCATACCCTGTTGCTGTTGCATTTAGAGTAGAGTACTCTCGTAATAATGGAAGCACTTGGAATTCTCTAGATTCATTTTCAATTGGTGGAGATAGTGCTAAAAAAGATGGATTCACTTACACTAAAACTTATTCCTTAACTGAAGATAAATTAATAATCAGAGTTCGCAGAGAAACTGGAGATAATATTGAAGACAACGAGAATCGTAGATATTATTTTACATCTAATTTACAAAGTGTAACTTTTCTTCGCAATGCAAGTCCTGCAGTTGATCCTGTTGGTTCTAAGATCGCCAAAACAGCTTTTAAAATTAAAGCCACCGATCAGTTAAATGGTAACATTCAAGGTATTAGTGCTATTGTTCAAACATGGTGTAAGACTTGGAATGGTACAACTTGGGTTGATGGTGCTACAAGCAATCCTGCTGCACTAATGCGATATGTATTAGAACATCCTGCTAACCCTCGTAGAGTTACCGATGCTTCTTCTCAAATTAACTTAAATCAACTACGATATTTTCATGACTACTGCCAAGCAAGAGGTTTTGAATACAACGGTACATTAGGTGAAGCTCGTAGTGTATTGGAAGTTATTCGTGACATCTGTGCTGCTGGTAGAGCAAGTCCTGCTCTTGTAGATGGTAAATGGACAGTAATTATTGACGAAGTTAAACCAAACGTAGTTCAGCATTTTACTCCACATAATAGTTACGGATTTGAAGGTGTAAAAGCTTTACCCAAGCGTCCTGATGGTCTGCGTGTAACTTACTATGATCAAGATTATGATTATCAGGAAGCTGAGATTATTGTGTATGAGGTTGGTAAGAATGCAAATAATGCCACTTTGTTTGAGAGCATTACTCTTCCCGGTGTAACCAAACGTTCATTAGTCATTGATCATGCTCGTTGGCACATGGCACAAATGAAACTTCGTCCTGAAGTATATACATTAAATTCAGATATTGAATATCTTGTATGTAATCGTGGTGATCGTGTCAAGGTGATGCATGATGTACCAATGTGGGGGTTAGGTTCAGGTCGTATTAAAAATAGATTTTCTTCCAATGTTTTTGAACTAGATGAAGACGTTCCACATAAAGCAGGTTTTACTTATGTAATTCGTATTAGAGGTGAAGACGGTTCTAGTAATCTTAGAACAATTGTAGAATATGCGAACATTACCAAGTTCTCAAGAACAAATGGTATTACTAAAATAACTTTTGATAATACAGGTCATGCTTTCAATATTGGTGATTCTTTAAATCTAAAAGTAACTGGTGCATTTAACATTGATACTGTAATCAGTCCTCAATCATTTGATGCTAATAATATTTATTATTCAGAAAATGGTCCGGACATTGCTGAAACAACAGTAGGTGGTTATGTATCATGGAGAGATGGCTATTATACAAAAATAAAAGTTAACACTAGCTTAACCGAAACTGAAGCAAATAATAATTGTTTGTTCTTGTATGGAGAAAATAAAAACGAATCTCAAGATTTGATTGTCTTATCTATCGAACCATCAAATAATAATAATGCAAGAATTACACTTGTTGACTATGGTGTTACAGATTCTTATAATATTTTTACACAATATCAATCTTTGTCTGAGAACGTTGTTTTTGAATCACAGATAACATTACCTCGTTTACTTCAAATTGATGACTATAAAAATAAGATTCCAACTATAACAGGCTTCACGAGTGATGAATCTGTTATGGAGAGAGTATCCAAGAGTGTTTTTAAGTATGCTATTAACGTAACATATTTCAATGCAGCGCAATTACCTGCTACAACAAGTACTGTTGAATTACAGTATGATTTGTCTGAATCCACTTCTGATGTTAACTCAAGATCAATTTTTGTTCCTTATCAAAAAGGTTCAGTCACGATTCCAGATGTTAATCAAG